TCATACCTTTGCTAATAATGATTGACCTGTTGCTTGTGAGCTATGCTAGTGACCTTAAACTGAGTGAAGCAATGATAGCTGGTGTATCAACATTAATAGGTATAGCGTTAAACAATGCATACAGAGAAAGACAATCAGTAATTGAATTCTACTTTGGAAGCTCTATTGGTAGCAAGACTAAAGATAAGTAAAGACTGCATAAATTAAAATAACTAATTAAGGAGAATGATATGACATATGAAACAAGGGCTGTTGAAATAGATAGCAGAGACTGGATTTTACTGACAAATAAGATAGCTATGATACAGTTCAATAGCAACATGATAATGGTTATAAACTCATCTGGTTCTGCACCAAGCGATAACAACTCTGGATTTAATATGGTAGACGGAGAAAAATATATAAATTCTAAAGCTGGTTTATATATATGGGTAAAATCAAGTGGTGGTTCATCAGAAGATAAATATGTAATAATTGCAGAGGAGGCGTAATATGATAAATAACATTACTTTTCCACCACAATCTAGCTATGGCGACTGGAAATTAAATGTTGCTAGTGGCACGGCTTCTGGCTATAAAGTTATGAATAAGTTTGGAAGAAATCCTGATATTGACAACAATGGTAGTTTTGAAGCTCTATGGAATGGAGGAGATGTATATACTGGTCATGATGCTACAAGTGCAGAGCCAGTGAAAGTGTGGTCAAACAGTACTAATGATATTGGTAGAGAAGTTCATATATTTGGACTTGATGCTGATTGGAATGAAATATTAGAAACAATTACCATAACAGGAACAACAGAAGGTACAGCTGCTATTAGCACACTAAGCTTTATAAGAATGGATGAGGCAAACTCTGATGTCGGAGGATCTGAGTCTATAAATAGTGGTCTAATCACTGTACAGCAAGCAACGTCTGGTATTGTATTTGCTAAAATACCTGTTGGATATAATACTACTATGGTTGCTTGCTATAGCATCCCAGCTGGGAAAACTGGTTGGATTCAAGATTATGGCGTTTTTTTATCTGGTAAAATATCAGGAATTTCCGAGGTTAGATTAATGATAAGAGAGTTTGGCAAACAGTTTAGGGTTATAAGCGAGGTATCAATATTGGGAAGCGGTTTGTCTGGGTTAACAAATACTTATTTATTTTATAGAGGCCCAATACCTGAGAAGGCAGACATACAGATAATAGCTAATTCAGACACCATTAATCTAGGCGTTGCTGGAAGTTTCACTGTACTGTTGGTTGACAACAACTAATAAAAAAATACCAAGGAATATACAATACCGAAATTTAGCAAGAGAAGTTTAAATAATTTAGATACTGCAGATAAGAAACTGCAGGACCTATTCAATTATAACTATTTTCCAAGCAATGTAGTAAGATTAAAGATAAGTAAGGAATTGTAATGAGTAAAATAAAAGAGATGATAACAATATTGTTTCCATTGACTAAGAATGTAGATGAAATAGTATCAATAATTGAGAGCCAGAGGTATAAGTTTGGATTAAATACTGACTTAAGACTTGGTCACTTCTTGGCTCAAGTGCGAGAAGAAGTTGGTTCTGAGTTTAAAGTAATTAGAGAGAACCTAAACTATAAAGAAGAAACTGTATTAAAGATGTGGCCCAACAGAATTAGCGTAGAGCAGGCCGAGAAGTATGCTAGAGATGAAAACACACCAAATGCTAATCAAGAAGCAATAGCTAACTTAGCCTATGCTAATAGACTTGGAAATGGTAAAGCTGATAGTGATAACGATGGAGACATGGATGAAGATGATGACGGGTATAAGTATAGAGGTGCTGGATGCTTACAGATAACTGGTAAAGGAAACTTTGCTGAAGTGCAAAAGAGATGTGTAAAGTATACTGGTAGAGAAATGGATCCTGATACTCTTGAGGGCTTTATAGTGTTTGGAATGGCTTACTGGATGCAACATGACTTATACAAGTTAGCTGATGGTGGAAAATATGGAACAGTAGTTGATAACATAACAAAAAAAATAAACATGCATACAGAAAGCTATGAGAGTAGAAGACTACACTTTGAATCAATAAAAAAATTAATAGCATAAGGAAATTCTATCATGAAAAGACAAGGACTTGGAAAGCTAGAAATAAACATTAAAGAAAAGAACATTAGAAGCTTTACTAAGTATTGTGGTGGAAAAGTTACCGATGAATGTATAGAAAAAGGTCTTGGCTCTACTAATTTAAAAACAAGAAAGCGTGCTCAGTTTGCTAAGAATGTTAAATCGTTTGATCATAATAAAAATTAAAAATAAGGAATTAAAATGAAAATTAAACTTGGAATGAATATGGGAAGCCCTATGGGTAGCAATATGAGTAGTGTTGTTAAGTGTAATGAAAAAGAAAATACTGAAACAACTAAACGAATGACAGAACACTGGAACCTGGGACCAATTGATCCGTCTACTAATGGAAAAGATAATGCTGATTATTGGAAAAAGATGGCTAAAGCATGGAATATTACAGAAGCTGAAGCAAGAAGAAGATTATGCTCTAATTGTGAAAATTCTTGTTGCTCAACTAAATGTATGAAAGAAATGGATGCTATTCCAGAAAATGAGTATGATAAAAATGCTGGTGGTAGAACTTATTGTTGCGAGTTTGACTTTATCTGTCATAACCTAAGAACTTGTCAAGACTGGGAAGGTGAAGAAGAAGATAAAAGTGAACCAAAAATTGAGAGCAGAAGTATGAAAGATATGCTTGGTGAAATGTAACAAATAGTTCATTAAGAGCCATGAGTTATTAACAAATAAAAGATAAAGTACCAACCTCGTCCCACTGTTGATGGACGGCAAGCAATGGAGTAATTTGTTTTGTGAAGCGCAGCGAAACAAAAAAATTACGACTGCAGGTTGCAGAGGACATCAACGAACCTACAAATTCCCTTTAAATAAAAACAATAAATAGGCTGTCTAAAGCTGACATGATAAATGCATCAATCCATAATAGCAATAACTCCTGGCTCTAAACTTATTATACATGCACAATAGCTCTGGCTCTGATAGTAGAACAGCTTTGGTATTGTTTGTTTTGCTTGTCAGCAGGACTGATAACAATTCTCTTAACCGTCGTCCTGGCTAGCCTTTTTCCAGCTCGCAGGCTCACTGAAAAAACGCACTGCGTCCTAGCTACGAGAATTGTTATCGGTGGGTATTGGTTTGGATTAGAGACAAATTTGTCTCTGAGAATAGACATTTGTCTACAAATTGTCTCTAATTGCATACTATAGAGACAAAACAAAGACAAATAATAAAAATAAGCTGTAGTGAAAATATGACCAAACTTATAAGCATTTGGTCATAAAATAAATCAGCAAAATTGTTAGCTTTTGTAAAAAAAGACTTTCCATATAAATAGTATAATATATAGAAAAAAAAGACACGTATGTCCAATTTTCAAAATGGACACATTAAAAAATTAAAATACAAATTGTATACAAAGTATTATAAAATCGACATACTTGCAAAAATAAACAAATTAAAAAAAGGTCACGTCTAAGCCAACTTTAAGATGATAAACTGTAAAATACATAAATAAAATACAGGAGAAAATATGAAAAAATTACAATTCGAAATTAACGATCAAATGATAGAACTTATTCCTCAAGCAAATCAAGCTGATAGACAAGCTCTAAAATTAGACATAACACATAGATGGGAAGTTTTAGGAGAAGACAAAGTACTATTACAAAGTATACTACTTGGACCAGATGGTAGAGTTGTAGATGGAAGAACAAGATTGGAAATATTAAGTGAACTTGGACTAGAAGTACCAAAAGATAAAATAGAAAGAATGCCATATGGAACAACTGATGAACAAGTTATAATGGCTGTAAGATCTGCAAATATGAGAAGAAATCTAACTACTACACAAAAAGTATTCATGTCTATGCGAGCATACTTGCTTGAAAAAAGTAATAAGAAAAAGGTTACATTAAGTGAATTTGCTAAATCGTTTGGTATAGGAACTACTACTCTAAAAAATGCTCTATACATAAATAAAGTAGACAAGACTACTGCTGATAAATTATGGGCTGGATATGCAATAGATGTAATATCGCAAGATAATCAAGTTGTTTCTACGTCATCAGTAAATACAATATGTCAATACCTAAAAAGACAAGAAGAAGCTTCAGTGCTTATTGCTTGCAATAAAAATGAATGGTCTAGTGAAGCTAACATAAAAACTCAAGCTGGAAAAGATTGGTATTATAAACAAATTAAAATGATAAAGACAGATTGCCCTATAACTAAAATGAGACTTGCTGAGCTTGCTAACTATAAATTCACAACAGAGAATCAATCAGAGGACTAATCATCCTCTGGCTCTAAATGTTATGGTTAAGATAATATTAATTGATAAAATAATAGAATATAGGTTAAATAAAATAATACATGTTATAATTAACACAATAGAAATAAACATAAAGGTACAAGTATGGCTAAAAAAACAGGTAACAATATGGATGCCTTATACAAGTCTTCTGCTAACAGTAAGAGCCAGGAGAAGTTTACTAACTGGAAAAATGAACCAAAGTTCGATGACCTTGAAAAAGATAGGCTAAATGGTTCCTCTGCAAACTCTATTCTTAGAGAGAACTTGCTAACTTATGAAGAAATAAGAAACGGTGGTAAAGACATAGCAAAGAGGCCTGGTAAAAGTGTTACTAGACCAAAGCTTGTTAGGAAACAAAATGAGTATAAGTATGCTGCGTTAGAAGATGCAATCTTTGGAGCAAAAGATTTGTTTTCAATAGAAGGTGTTGGAGAAGAAGATTATGGTTCTGCCTCACAGAATCAAGTAATGCTAAATTACCAGTTTAGAAACAAAATACAAATACAAAAACTTGTTGAAAAAGCTGTTAGAAATGCTGTTGACAAAGGTACTGTAATCTGTAAGGTTGGATGGAAAACTGAGTATGGAACTGCTGTTATTGAAGAAGAAGAGCCAGTGTATGCTAATGCTCAAGAAAGTATTATTATCATGCAACAAAAAGTTTCTAGTGGAGAAATGACAGAAGCACAGATGATTGCTATGCTTGAAACTGGAGAACCTGTACAAACTGGAACTAGAACTGTTGAAGTTGAAAAAGAAAAACTAATAGTTAATCATCCTACTATAGATGTACGAAACATAGCAAACATAACTATTGATCCTACTTGTGAAGGAGACCTAAATAAAGCATCGTTCCTAATAGAAGAGTATCCAGTAAGTTTGTCTGAACTGAAAAAAGAAGAGTATAAAGATGAAGAACTAGAAGAAGAGTCTACTGATGAAAATGGAAATACTATTACTGTTAAAACTAAAAAGAAGGTTGGAACGTATAGAAACCTTGACCTTATTACTAATGAAGAAGAGTTTCAGTTTACTGAACATCATGGACAAACTGCACAATCATCAAAACTTGAAGGTAAGGCTAGAAGAAAACTAAAGGCTTATGATTACTGGGGATTCTGGGACATAAACGATGATGGAAATGTTGTTCCTATTGTTGCTACATGGGTTGGTAAGGTATTGGTTAGACTTGAAGAAAATCCTTATGCTCATAAAAAGATACCTTACGTATTGGCTCAGTACATGCCTGTTGATAATGAAATCTTTGGAGAACCTGATGCTGTTTTACTTGAAGAAAATCAAGAAGCTGTTGGTAAAACAACTAGAGCAATACAAGATATAATTGCCAATGAAGCTGTTGGTCAAGAGTTTATAGATGAATCGTTTTTTCCTAGTCCTGTTGAGAGAGAAAACTATAGACAAGGAAGAACAGTATTCTTTAGACAAGGTGTTGATCCTAAGAGAGCAATCTACAGAAAAGACATTACTCCACCATCTTCGTTTTCATTACAATGGATACAAAATCAAATACAAGATGCTGAATCAATGTCTGGAACTATACTGTCTACAACCTCTGGCTCTAATCAGTCTGTAAATTCTCAAAAAAGAATAGACTCATCAAATAGTAAAAGAGAATCGTCTGTGTTAAGAAGAATAACTGCTATGTTTGTTGATGCTGCTAAGCTTATTCTTCCAATGAATGCTGCCTACCTTAGTGAGGAAGAAGTTGTTAGAAATACAAACAAGGAATACGTTAAAATAAGAAGAGACGACCTTGCTGGTAGTCATGACATTACTATTGACATACAAACTCCTGAAGTTAATAATGCTATTGCACAAGACTTAGGGATGATACTACAGACTGGACAACAAACTTTGCCTCCAGTTGTTACAATGAAAATATGGTCAAGAATTCTTAAGCTAAAAGGACAGTATGACTTAGCTAGACAAATAGAAGACTTTAAACCTGAACAACCTGCTCCAGATCCTAAACAAGAAATGTTAATGGATATGCAAATTGAAGAGCAAAGACTTAAAATAGAAAAAGCTAAAAAAGATATTGAAGAAGTTGATTCTAGAATTCACGAGAGAGTGTCAAGGGTTATTGAAAATGAAAAAGATGTTGACAATAAACAATCACAGTATGAACTTAGAAAAATGCAAGCAATTGAAAGTGAAGCAAGAACAAGTAAGCTTAGAGCAGAGACTGATAACTTGGATAAAGACTTTGTTGATGCTATGAGTGGAAATAAAAGAGCCAGAGAACTTGAAGATAAACAGATTGATTATGACACTAAACTAAAAGAAAAACATGATAATGTTGGGCTTGAAATGACAAAAGCTGAAATGATGTTGAAAATTAAAGAACTAGAGGCAAAACTAACCTCTGGCTCTACAAATCAAAGTACAGGAGAATAATTATGCCAGAAGAAACGAATAGAGGACTAGGAAGCTTAGTTGCTTCTGTTCCTGTTGAGCAAATGCAAATGCAACCACAAGTGCAATCTGTGCCACAAGGTTACGAAAAAACTGTTGCCATTCCCAATAGCTCATTGGCTATGCTAAATGAAAAGAGAGTTGCTGATAATGTTGTTCAGGAAAGAAATACTGGAATAACTCTTGGTAAAATAAAAGATGAAGCCAAAGCTGAGATTATGCAAAATATGGCTAATGCACAAATTGCTAATCAACAAAGACAAATGGAACTTGGTAGCGCAGCAGAGAATGGATACAAGACTGGACTGTATGATGCTTCAGCATTACAACAAGCTGCTATGCAATCACAACCAGACACATCGTATGCTCAGAACTATTCAGAGCCAGTGGTTAGAGAACAAAGTAATTCACAAAGTAATGGACTAGGAAGATTGTATTAATATGATTAATTTATAATTAAGCTATTAACTATTATAATGTACACACAAAATATGTATGAAAAGGAAAACTTTATGAATGAATCTTATGGTATAACTATTGAAGAAACTGATAGTCTTATTCTTGAACTTGAATCAAGTATAGACTTTGAAAATAAATTCAATAAACTTGTATCTTCTGAATTATTCAATGAGGTATTCACTAATGTAATTTTTGGTACAGAACTCCTGGCTCTTACTGTCAGATTAGTAGATAATGTTTCTGATGAAATAGAGACTGAAACATTACTAGAAATTAGAAAAGTAAAATCTTTTGTTAAGTATATAGCTGATAGAAAAGATAAAATACTTATTCTAAAAGATAGACTTGAGTCTGCAAAAGAAATTCGTACAAATATTTTGAAAAAACAATAATCAAATAAGGCCATGCAAATGAGTAAAGAACAAGAACTAGCACCTGACTTAGATTCAATCCTTAATGGTAACTTCGATGAGGAAGATTACGAAGAAGAAGGCACTGAAGAAGAAGATGATGCAGAAAATATTGAGGACACAGACGTAGACCAAGAAGAAGATGAAGATGAAGAAACGAATGATCAGAATGCCGATTCTGATGATGATACTTCAAAAGAATCTGAAGACGAGGAAGACGAAGAAAACGCTCAAGAAAATGAAAATAAATCAAACGAAGATGAAGACAAAGAAAACAAGTCTGATGACGGATTAGATGAAAAGTCTGAAGAAGAATCTGGTGATGAAAATACTGAAAGTAACTCTGATGATAATACGGAATCTGAGAGCAATGCTGATGAAAATAAATCAACTGTTGATTATAAGTCGTTTTATGAAGCTCTTACAAATGCTGAGTTTAAAGCTAATGGTAAGATGGTTAAAGGGTTTACTGATCCTTCAAAAATTATTAGAGCACAACAAATGCTTTATGGGTTTGAAGAAAAGATGTCTGGTTTTAAACAGTATAGACCATTTGTTGGTTCACTGAAAAAAACTGGGATGATAGATAATCCTGAAAAGTTTAATATGATGATGGACATTATGTCTGGTGATAAAGAAGCTTTAAAACAGTTTATTAAAACTAGCAATATTGATCCTATTATTGACCTAGACCTTGATGCTGTTAACTATAAAGGTAAAAACTATGTTGACTCTAAACAATCATTAGATATTGAAGATTCTATTGAAATAGCAAAAAGCCTAGGAGTAGAAGATAAGTTTAGAGAAACTGTTGGTAAAAAATGGGATGATGAAAGCTTTAAGGAGTTTACTTCAACTCCAGAAGTAAGAGAAGACCTTCTTGAACATATGACTAACAGAATTAATCCTAATGATGAAAATAGTCCTATTATATATGATGCTGTTCAAGATAAAATATCAGAAATGAAAATGCTAGATAGTACTGGAACTTTTAATGCTAAAAGTTCAATCAATCAATATAGGGCAGCAGTTGTTGCATTATCTAATGACTTAAAGTCTGCTGATAATAGTAAAAAAACAGTAGCTGACAAAAAAACTGAAAATAGTGATATAATTACAAAAGTTCAAACAAATACTAATACTAAAACTACTGCTGCAGACATTGAAGCTGAAAAAGCTAAGATACTACTAAAGCGTAAAGAAGAAGAGTATAAAAAAGAACTTGATAAAAAAGAAAAACTGGATGCAGAAAAACGAAAAAAGGCTTCATCTGTTAGCAAGACAAAGCCTACGACTGTTGAAAAGAAGCCAAAGTTTGATCCACTTGCTTTAAGTGGTGATGACTTTAGAAATTACTTTGATGGTATTGGAAGAGGCTAGCCGCTTCTTCTGGACATAGAGCTTTTAAAACAATAAAAAGGAAATAAAATGGCTGGTTTAATTAAAAAGTTTAACGATGGTAAATTAACGTCTAGTTCAATTGAGAGACAATTCACTCCTGAATTCGTATCAAAAGCTGTGGTAGAGTATGCTGCAAGAAAACAATTCTTTTCTAAAATGGCTTCAAGAGAAGACATGCCAGAAAATGCTGGTGACACATTAACGAAAGAAATCGTTATCCCAATGTTACATAAAGACAATATGGTTGATTCGAATGTTGATGCTACAACTGCAAAACTGTTAACATATGTATGGTTTGTATTCCCTTCTGTTGGTGGATCATTAGATTCAAAATATGAAGCAAATGCTTACTTAGGTGCAAATGCTGGAAACTTAGACTTAGCTATTGCTGCTGCAAAGGCTGCTGCTCAAGCTAGAGTTACAACTTTAGGTGGTGCTGCGTTTATGAAATCTGGTGCTGGTAGAATTTTATATGGTGATGCATCGTATGCTACTGCTCAAGGTCCATTAGTTCCATTACCAGAAGAAGGTGGAGTTGTTAACTTATTAAATAGTTCATCAAAATTAGTTTCTGCTAAGATGACTAGACATGGTATTGGTGCTAAATATACGGTTAGATCTGTTAAATTAGACTCAAGAATGAAACAAGTTGCAAGAGAAATTAAAGAATTAGCAAGAGCTACTGGTGAATTAAAAGAGATGCAAATCCAAAATTCATTATTAACTATTTCTGAAGGTAATAGAATGATCTCTTCTGATGTTGCAATTACTCCAGTACAAATGAAATCTACTGACGTATTAGATTACGATGCTTTATCAGCGTTTGAGCAAGAATTAATTGATAATGAAGTTCCAACTGATACAGAAATTGTTTCTGGTACAGATAAAGTTGACACTAAAGTTATTGAGAATGCATATGTTGCGTTCATCAGTGCTAAAATGTTACCAACTTTAAGAAAAATGACTGGTCCTGGTGGAGCACTTGTTTGGGTACCTAAATCACAATATGCTGCTGGTGAAACTATCATGGATGGTGAAGCTGGATCAATTG